GAAGTCGGTGCTGCGCGCAGTCACTCTCCCGATACAGCGGACGGAGTGGGTGATCGATGGTTCCGGCTGCCGGCCGGAGGTGGTCGCACACATCGCTGCCGATCTCGGTCTGCCGGTCAAGGGTGAGCCGTTCGTGGCCCCGCTGCGGACGAAGGGCCGGTTCTCGTTCAAGGAGTTCCTGCGCCTGGCGCTGCTTGAGCTCGTGTACGGGCATTCGTTCTTCGAGCAGGTTTACGACCAGAGCAGCGGCGGCGCGCATCTCGCGAAGCTGGCATGGCGTCCCCCGCGCACGATCTCCGATATCGAGGTGGCCCCTGACGGTGGTTTGGTTGCGATCAAGCAGCACGGCAAGCCCGGCAAGTCGGACGTAAGGATCCCGGTCGACCGTCTGGTCGCGTTCGTGAACGAGCGCGAGGGCGCGAACTGGCTGGGCGAGTCGCTTCTTCGGTCGGCGTACAAGATGGCGCTGCTGAAGGATCGGCTGCTGCGCATTCAGGCGCTCGTGGCTGAGCGCAACGGTCTCGGCCTTCCCGTGTACACCAGCGCCCAGCCACCCGAGAGCGCATCCTTCGAGGAGGCCGTGGCGTGGCTTGATGAGCAGATCAAGAACGGGTTGGCGGTCGCGAAGGGCGCCCGGGCAGGCGAGACGGCCGGGGTGTCGCTGCCCTTCGGTGCGAAGTTCGACCTCGTCGGCGTCAGCGGGAAGCTGCCCGACACTGAGGGGCCGATCCGGTACTACGACGAGCAGATCGCCCGCGCGGTCCTCGCGCACTTCCTGAACCTCGGCACCGAGACCGGGTCATGGGCGCTCGGCTCCACGTTCGCGAACTTCTTCACGGACAGCTTGAACGCGGTCGCGCAGCAGGTCGCTGACGTCGTCAACCAGCACGTGATCGAAGATCTCGTCGACCACAACTGGGGAGAGACGGAACCTGCCCCGCGTCTGGTCCCGACAGCGATCGGTGAGCAGCAGCCGGTTACGGCGGAGGCGATCAAGTTGCTGCTCGATTGTGGTGCCCTGTCCAACGATCCGCAGCTGGAGCAGTTCCTGCGCGCGAAGTACGGGCTACCTGTCAAGGAAGACGGCGAACCCGCAGCAATCGAGCCTGAGGAGGCCGCATGACCAACGCACCACGAACGCCACGGGCATGGTTCCGCATCGAACCGCGAGCTGCAGCCCAGGAGGCAGAGAAGAGCAGCTCCGCTGACGTCTTCATCTACGACGAGATCGGCGAAAGCTTCTGGGGCGGCGGCGTATCTGCCCAGACCATGGCCACGGAGCTTGGGGCCCTCGACGTGGACGAGCTGAACGTGTACATTAACTCGCCCGGCGGTGCCGCGTGGGACGGCATCGCGATCATGAACGCCATCCGGCGACACAAGGCGCACGTCACAGTGCACGTCGATGGGCTCGCCGCCTCCGCGGCATCCGTGATTGCCATGGCTGGCGACAAGGTCGTGATGAACCGCGGCTCACAGCTGATGATTCACGACGCGTCCGGCGGGGCCTACGGCAACGCCGAGCTGATGGACGAGGTCGCGTCGATCCTTCACAAGCTGTCGGACTCCATCGCGGATGTCTATGCCGGGCGCACCGGTACGGATCGCGCAACATGGCGCGCAGCGATGAAGGCGGAGACCTGGTACACGGCTGAGGAAGCTGTGGCCGCAGGGCTCGCCGACGAGTGGGTCGATTCCCCTGCAAGTGAGCCGGTGGACCGTGCGCGGTTCTCGGCCCGAGCGCGAACGGCGATCCCGTCTCTCGCGTCCCTCAATCTCCCGAGCTCGTCCGAGCCGGGTGACCCCAACCGAAAGGAGAACGCTGTGGCTTACAGCGATCTGACGGCTGGCCTCCGCGAGCGGCTCGGCGTGACCGATGCCACCGCCGACGACGAGACGCTGCTTGCAGCCCTCGACGAGGCGCTCACGGAGCAGGCCGAAACCCCTGCAGCCCCGGCTGCTTCCATCCCTGAGGGTGCTGTCGTCATGGACGCCGCCACTCTCGAAGAGCTGAAGGCGCAGGCTGCGCTCGGTGCGCAGGCGCGCGCTCAGCAGGAGAGCGACCGCCGCGACGGCATCGTGGCACAGGCGCTCGCTGAGGGCCGCATCGCGGCGTCCGCCAAGGACAGCTGGCGCGCCCAGCTGGACAAGGACGAGGACGGCATCAAGTCGCTGCTCGAGTCCTTCCCGAAGAACAGCACCGTGCCGGTTGCGGAGGTCGGGCACTCCGACACCCTGACCAGCTCGGACGACGCCCTGTACGGCTCCGTTTTCGGCGCCGAGAAGAAGGAGGCCTAGGCCATGGGTAACAGCTACCTGCCCCTGTTCCGTCCCGGCGACACCGTCACCTTCGGTGTCACCACCGCGGTCACCGCCGGTCAGCTCGTCGAGGTCGGCTCCGCTGACTCGTCGGTCGCGCCTGCAGCCGCTGCCTCCGCGAGTGTGGTTGGCGTTGCCGGGCACGACGCCGCGGTCGGCGACAAGGTCACCGTCGAGGTCGGCAAGCCCATCCACGAGCTGAAGGCCGTTGGTGCGATCACACGCGGCCAGCGCCTCGAAGCCGCTGCTGCTGGCGGAGTGAGCACGCTCGCCGCGGGCACTGCGCTCTTCGTCGCCATCACGTCCGCCGCTGACGGTGCCACCGTCCGCGCAATCCAGATCTAAGAAAGGAGAGCACGATGCAGACCTACCCGCTCACGCCGAGCCAGCTCGCCAACGTTTCGGCCGCTGACCTGATCGCGTTCCTCAAGTCGCCGACGCTCGTCGCTCGCCGATTCGCGGAGATCCTCCAGGCACAGCAGTTCCTCGGACTGTTCCTGCTGCAGGGGCGCTTCACCATCACGGGCGGCGCCATCGGCGTCCCTATCAACGAGGTCATCCGAGCCCAGCGCGGCGCGGAGATCGTCAACCCGGGTTCCGAGTACAAGCTCACCCCGATGTCGGCTGAGGAGTACGAGTTCTACTCCGCCGTGAAGGAGGGCCTCGCAACTGAGGTAACCGACGAACAGGTCGGTCGTCTCCTGCGTCAGCCGATCGACGAAGCGTTCACCTTCCTTCAGACCGAGCTGGTGTTCTCGGCGAACGATGCCGCCATGGGCGTCATCGCGTCGTCGGTCACCAACACGGTCGCCGCAGGCGGGACGTGGACCACGGGCAAGCAGATCTACAAGGACGCGCTGCGCGTGAAGGCGGCAGTGCGCCGGCAGAAGCTCGGGTACGACGTCGACACCGTCGTCCTCCCGAGCGAGCAGTACGCCGAGGTCATCCCCGAGCTGCTCGACATCCTCCCGAAGGACAGTGGCCAGGCGCTCACGGACGCTTTCCCGACCGTGGGTGGCATCACGTGGATCTCGGACGACGGCGACGACCTGCCCGACCCGCTGTTCCTCGACCGGCGCCGCCTCGGCGGTATCGCTCGTGAGCAGATCCCCACTCCCGAGATGCGCCCCATCGGTGGCGACACTGGGGTGGAGATCGCGGCGATCCGCGAGGGCAAGGCGGAGAAGACCCGTCTGCAGGCTCGCAACGTTCACGTGCCGATCGTCACGAACCCGCTCGCCGGGTTCTACGTCACCGGAACGGAGGCCCCGTGATGAGCACGCAGTACCGCGCCACTGCAGCCTTCGTGAAGGTGTCGATCGGTTCCCCGTCGGGTAACCGTGTCGCAGCTCTCCTGCGTCGCGGTGATGTCCTCCCCGATGGAGTCTCGGAGGACCAGCTCAAGAGGCTCGTCGACCGCGGCTTCATCGAGGAGATCCCCGTGGAGGCTGACGGGTCGGAGGAGATCACTCTTCCCGAGGGCGACCCCTCGGAGGAATGGTCCGGGAAGCAGCTCGACAAGTTCGCCGCTGATCTCGGCATCGACATCGGTGGTGCGAGGACGAAGGCCGACAAGGCAGCCGCGATCGCCGCGGCTGCGCAGAAGTAACGAGAAGGGGGCGGTGGAGTGATCACACCTACTGACATTCCTGGCGTCGAGGAGGACGTGGCCCGGCGGATTATCGTCGCGGCGCGCTCCATCGCTCCCTGCATCGACTCGCTTGACGGCGAGCCAAAGAAAGACGCGATCGCGATCCTGCGTGGCGTGGCGGCCGAGGCTCCTGCCACGGGGTCGCGTCGTGTGCGGTCTCAGCGGATCGGGTCTGCCTCGGTGGACTACTGGAACGCCGACACGTGGATGCCCGAGGACCGTAGCGCTCTGCGATCGCTGTGCGCGGCTGTGCCCGCTGGTGGCATGCCGGTAGGCAGTTTCCCCCTGACGCGACCCATTGAGCGCATCTGGCCGGAGGGCAACTACTCATGAACTTCCCGCACGGCACGACCGTTTACCGGCTGCGCGCGGGGCTCGTCGATGATCCGTATACGGGCGACAAGGTGCCGGGCGACTGGGGCAACCCCGAAGTGTTGCCGATCGCTGGCGCGTTCGTCGCGCAAACGTCAACGTCGATGCTCACGGGCGCGACCCGCGAGCAGGCTCTCGAGTCCAAGTCGCTGTTCTGCGAGGGGACGGTTGACGTTCAGAAGGGTGACCGTGTCTTCACCGGCACGTTCACCCCGCCACTGCCCGATGACGCGACATCGATCCCCGAGGGAACCGTCGCGGACGGGGACACATACGACATCGACGGCATCCCGCCGAGCGCCGATACCAACCCATTCACGGGATGGACCCCGCCGCGAGAGATTCCGCTGACCCGTTGGGTCGGCTGACCGGGAGGAGCCGAGATGGCGAAGAACGGCGACACAAGCGTTGAGTTCAACGAGCACTACTTCGAGACCGTGCTGCGACAGCCGAAAGTGGAAGCACTCACCGATGCCGCCGGCAGCCGCGCGTTGGCCGCAGCGAAGTCGTCGGCGCCGGTTGACACCGGCGCGTACCGGGACGAATTGCACCTTGAGCATCACGAATCACGGTTCCGGCGCACCACGCGCGTGGTCGGCGACGACGACAAGACGTTGCTGATCGAGTCAAAGACCGGCAACCTCGCCCGCGCCTTGAAGGCGGCGAAGCAGTGAGGGTCACACCGCCCGACCTGGAGCTGTGGCTGACGGGCTACGTGCGCGCTCTGGCGGCAGCTGAGGGCCTGAACGTGACCGTGTCGAACAAGGAGCCGCCGACGCTCGCTCTGCCGCTCACGCGACCGCTGGTCGTCATCAGGGATGACCCGGGGTCGCGCCTGTCGCATGTGACGTTCGACCGATCCATCGGCGCGTCGGTCCTCGCCGGATCGAGGCTGAACGACAAGCCCGCGAACGATCTTGCACGGTGGCTCGCGGGCGTCCTGTTCGACCTTGACCTGCCGCTCGGGCTCGACGTGGTCGCACCGATCGCGATGCCGCCGATCGCA